GATATTAACGAACACGTCATCAATGAAGTGATGAAAACACAGGAGTTTTGATAATGAATAACGATTATACATATGACCTAGCAATCATTGCAGAATCCCTTAAGAATGTCCCTGTAAGCTTTCTATGGGGATGTTTGGATGTTGTAGAGGCTGAGATTTTGAGTAGGAAATTTTATGAAGACTTTCCAGAAGGGAAAGAATCTGTTAAAGTTGAGATGAATAAGACACGTCCAGTTCTTAGTATTGTTAGAGGAGATAAAGTTTGAATGTAAATATTCTTTCTGTAGATGAATTAGTAAAGTATATTGAGAGCGGAGTTATTGAGAATGTCCCTTCTGAAAGAGTTTTAGAGATTATCAGAGAATTTCAGGAGCAAATAGATGTATACAAGCAAGCTCAAGACGATTATGATAAAGGTTATCGTGATGGTGTAGATGAGTGTATTGAACGATTGGATTGCTTACGATAGGAGAGATTTGTGATTAGAGAAGTTATCGAAAACTATCTTGAAATTAAAGGAGATAAATGCGTATGTCCTTTTCATAAAGAACGAACAGCCTCTCTAAATATCTATGAAAGTACAGAATCATTCTATTGCTTTGGTTGTGGACAAGGTGGAGATAGTATTGATTTTGTAAAAGAATATGAGGGTATTGAATTTAATGATGCTCTGACTAAAGTGTTAGAGATTCTGGAAATTAGTAAAGAGGAGTATATGGAAAATAAAGGTAAAGAGCTGGACAAGCCTTCAGAAACTGTTCAACCAATGGATATTGAGGATGTTAAATCATTTATCCGTTCAACAGGGTATGTTTCAAACGGTTATCGGGGTATCCGTGATGATATCAATAAATTCTTTGGTCATCTGACAAAACTGGATGAACATGGAAAGGTATTGAGTCGATACTACCCAGAGACAAATGACAATAGCCAAGTAACTGGGTATAAATGCCGTAATCATCCTAAAGATTTCTCACATGGGAAAGTTGGTCTTACAGGTAGTAAGAGCCAATTGTCAGGACAAGTTAAATTTAAATCTCCATCCAAATATGTTTTGTATGTTGGTGGTGAAGAGGATAAAGCTGCTGCATACCAAATGCTAAAAGACAACCGTAAGGATCAGGAATTTGATTCTATCCCTGTAGTTAGTCCTACAAGTGGCGAAGGTTCTGCTGCAAAACAAGCTGCTGCTCAATATGAGTGGTTTGATATGCACGAAATTATCATCATTGGCATGGATAATGATGAAGCTGGTATTAAAGCAGCTAAAGAGATTGCTGCTGTTCTACCTAAAGAGAAAGTAAGGATTGCTACATGGTCTGGTAAAGACCCTAACAAGATGCTTGAAGATGGGAAAGAAAAGCAATTTGTAAGAGACTTTTACAACGCAAAAGAGTATATTAATAGTGGTATTTCCTCATCTGGCGATGCTGAAGCTGGTTTAGCTGAATTTCTAACAGCTCCTAAGATTGGACTTCCACCTCAATTGAAGAAGCTTGAAGATGCAATGCGTGGTGGTATTAAGTCAACGGGATCAGTGGTAAATATTATCGGTGACACAAGTATTGGTAAAAGTTTTCTCTCTGATACTTTGATTTACCATTGGCTTTTTAATAGTCCACGAGTACCAACAATTGTTAGTCTTGAGCGAACTAAAGAAGAGTTGACAATTGATCTACTTTCAATGCATCTTAAGAAAAACTTGATGTGGTTTACAGATGGCCATGACGCTGTTGATTATTTGAATAAACCTGAAGTGCAAGAGTTGAAGAACAACCTGTTGTATAATGATGAAGGTGAACCACGATTCTTTATCATTGATGAGCGGGAAGGTGAAATCGAACTTCTTAAACGTCAAATGGAAAAGAGTGGTAAAATGAATGGATCGCGACTTATGGTTATTGACCCATTAACAGACTTCTTGCGTTCACTAGGTACAGAAGTTCAAGAAAACTTTATGATGTGGCAGAAGCTGCAAAAGAAGAATGGGTTTGTTTTTATCAATATTCTACACACCCGCAAACCACCAACTGATAAAGATGGTAATGTACGCAAAGTAACTGAATATGATGCTCTAGGTAGCGGTACATTTATTCAGTCAGCAGACGTGAATATCGTAATTAATCGTGATAAGATGGCCTTTGATCCGATTGAAAAGAATACAACGTATGTTGATATGCCTAAGTGTCGTGGTGGTATTACAGGAGAAATTTGTGCGCTATACTATGATGCTGAAACACGTCAGCAATATGATCGTGATGAATATTTTAATAATCAAGTAGAGGAACCTCCACAGCACCATATGGAGGAACCAGATTTTTAGGAGATGATTAGTGACAGCTTTGAAATTTATTGAAGGGCAGTGGATTTTTGACATTGAAACGTATCCAAACTGCTACACTTTTTGTGCTGTATATTCTAACGGTAAGGGTATTCGTACATTTGAGATTAGCGATAGGAAAAATGAAGTTGAGGAAATGCTTGACTTTCTTCGTAAGATCGCAATAAATAAACACAAGCTTGTAGGTTTCAATAATGTAGGTTTCGATTATCCAGTAATTCATTACATTTTAGAGAAATCCAAGAAAGCTAAAGTAGCTGGTAAACCTTTGCAGATTAAGGCAAAGGAAATTTATGATGTAGCTATGAAGCTTATTAAAAGTCAAAAAGATGAAAAGTTTGGAAATGCAATTAAAGAAAAGGACGTAAAGATTCCTCAGATTGATTTGTTTAAAATTCATCACTTTGATAATAAGGCTCGTGCTACATCATTGAAGATGTTGGAATTTAACATGCGTTCTGACAATATTGAGGATCTTCCTTTTCCTGTTGGTACAATATTAAAAGACCATGAAATTGATGAGTTAATTAAATATAACAAACACGACGTAATGCAGACATTGAAATTTTATAAAGAATCAATCGAAGCTATTAGTTTTCGTGAAAAGCTTACAGAAAAATATGGTTTTGATTGCACCAATTTCAATGACACAAAGATTGGTAAACAATACTTTATCAATCGTCTAGAAAAAGCTATGCCAGGATCTTGTTACACAAAGACACCACAAGGAAGAAAGATTAATCAAACTAAACGTCCAATTATTTATTTGAAAGATGCAATTCTTCCTTATATCAAATATGAACGTGCAGAGTTCAAGGCACTTTTAAAATGGTTTAAAGAACAAAGTATCACAGAAACAAAAGGTGTCTTTAGCGACATTCTTGAAAGTAAGATGGGGGAGCTTGCTAAATACTCCGAATTAACTACAAAGAAACGTAAGCTAAAGACAAAGCCCACTGATGAAGAACTAGCAGCTCTAAAAGAAGAAAATCCTTTGTCATGGGTTGATGAAATCGAACTAAAAGGTAAGGAAACCAAAGCTAACGGAGGTGGCCAAAAGAAAGCTTATTGGTTGAATTGGAGAGTGGCAGAAACATTGAATGTGGTTGTTGATGGGTTTCGCCTAGATTTTGGTACAGGTGGCATTCATGGAAGTATTGAATCAAGTATTATTTCATCAGATGAACATGAAGTTATTGATGATAGGGATGTTGCCAGCTACTATCCAAATCTAGCTATCTCTAACAACGTATACCCAAAACATTTGGGTCAAAACTTCTGTAAGATTTACAAAGATGTTTATGTAGAACGTAAATCACACCCTAAAGGTAGTCCTGAGAATGCTGTAATGAAGCTTGCTTTGAATGGTGTATATGGAGACTCAAATAGTGAATTCAGTCCATTTTATGACCCACTGTATACTATGACAATCACCATCTCGGGGCAGCTTTCACTCTGTATGCTTGTTGAGGATTTGTTGAAAGTAGATTGTTTAAAAATGGTACAGGCAAATACTGATGGTATTACTTTTAAGCATAGACGTTTAGATAATCCATTAGTTGATAAGATTGTTTCTGATTGGGAGAAAACTACAAAGCTTGAGATGGAACGTAATGATTATTCAATGATGGCTATTCGTGATGTAAACAACTACATTGCAGTTTATGAGAAAGGTGGCTCTGTAAAACGTAAAGGAGCTTATGAATATGCTGATTTAGATTGGAATAAAAACTTCTCTGCATTAGTTGTCCCTAAAGCTGCTGAGCATGAAATACTTGGTAAAGGTACTATTGAAGATTTCATTATCAATCATAAAGACAAATGGGATTTCATGTTACGTACAAAGGTTCCACGAAGCTCTAGATTGATTATGGTTATGGAAGATGGTGAAGAGGTTCCTCAACAAAACATTTGTCGCTATTATCCAGCTAAAGAGGGTGGTAAACTTATTAAGATTATGCCTGCTTTGGAAGGTAAAGAAGAAGATGGTGAACGTAGGTTGAGTATTGATAAGGAATGGAATGTGAACACTTGTAATGACATTAAAGATTTCAAGTGGGGTGTTGATTATGATTATTACATTTCCGAAGCTAGGAAGCTTGTAGATCCACTAATAAATAAAGGTGATTAATTTGAAAGAAATATGGAAACCAATCGTTCTTGATGATATCCAAGAAAGGTATGCTATAAGTAATTTAGGTAATGTTATTGATTTAAAGAATCAGACTAAAATGTTATGGCATGATAACGGTGCTGGCTATCAAAGTGTTGGCCTACAAGGCCCAAAATCTAAAGTAAGAATTAGATATGTACACAGACTGGTAGCTATTTCTTTTCTAGAGAATCCCGAAAACTTACCTCAAGTGGGGCACAAGGATCATAATAGAGCTAACAATGAACTAACTAATCTGTATTGGACAACCCAGAAACAAAATACAATAGATGGCGTTCAGGCAGGAAGGATTAATGCTAATAGACCAAAGAGAAATCGTAAAGTTAGTGAAAATACTATCTGTGAAATTGCTTTACTTTCTTCTCAAGGTAAAGGCGTTAATGAAATTGCCATTATGTTAGGATTTCCACGTACGACTATTTCTAGTGTTTTTAATGGTAGAAGTAACTGGGAGCTTTTTGAACACGTAACAAAAGAAATCCAAAATATCAGTTGACAATAGCTCTAAATGTGCTAAAATAGATGTATGAATAAATTTTTAAACAGAGGAGAACCAAAAGTGAAAGACAAAATCCAAGCATTGATTGACAAACTTGAAAAACAACATGATTTTGAAGATGAATTCTACTTGACGTTCACCGGCCAATTAAATGATGGTGATATTTCTGACTGGCATAACAATCATTTTGATGACAATGTAAGCCTTGGTTTTGATACTGGCCAAACAGCTTTAGCTTATGACATTATTGGTACACTTAAATCTATTATTAATGAGGAGAAATAAAATGAACTATTGTGCAGTGAGTTTGCGTACTGAATCTGGCGATGATTATGTATTCCTAATTGAATACAATACTTATGAGGATATTACTAATAAGGTACTTGATTCCCTAGGAGAAGAAGCTGAGTGGGTTTATACTTGGTCTGTTGATACAGGAAGTTCAACAGAAGAAAATGAAGCTGTAGATCAGGCTGTTGCAGATGCCATTAAACAATCAGAAAATACTAATGAAGAGGAAGAATAGCATGAGCAAATATGTTTACGTTGTACAAAACAAAAATGGTGTAGTTGTAAGTGATGTAGCTTTCTCACGTTCTGAAGCTCGTGAGATGAAAAATCTTTACGAAGGATTGTACCAAGAGAAACAAACTATTATTCGGTTTGCAAAAGATAAGAGTATTCGATAAATGAGTACAAAGAAAACAGCATCGTTCCCTATTCTCGGTATTCTAGGTCTTATTTTCATTACACTTAAGCTTGCAGGAATTGGTGTAGTCGGCCACTTGGTCATGGCTTTGGGTATTGAGTCCGTTTTGGATTCCATTAGCCATTATGTTGACTTTTGTACTATTTATCGCTACACTTGCAATGTTTGCTAAATAGGGAGAATGCTATGGGCTTCGTAGTTCAATATACAAAAGAAACAATCGGTGAAATGATTAGTGAGACAAATATTCACTTCGAATCTTATGAAGACTTTAAGGATTATCAACTTGGTAAATTAGACTTTTCTGAAGAATCTGTTGAGTTGTCTAAACCAGAAACAATTGAGCATAATGGTGTTGTGTGGTATATCCATGATTTGTCATCATCCCCAAAAGTTTCTCACGCAGAACATAAGAAATTAATAACTGTTAGACGGGACGAAGAGCTTTATAATTATGATCCATATCCTCTAAATGTAGATCGTTGGAATGAATATGATTGGGAAAACACTAAATTTTACCGTTATGTATAAGGAGATTTAAATTGAAACAAGCTAAAACACTTCGTAAACAGAAATTCAAGAAATCAGCATTCACTCGTACAGCTAGTTCATATGCAGGGGCTGCCAAAGTTCTTATGCTCCTAGCACGAGCTGAACCAAGTCTTGTGACAGGGAATGATGTAAGTAATGTGGTGGCTAATCAAGATGCTTTAACATTGCTCCAACACTTGAAAGGTAATTTCTGATGAGCACAATTCAAAATAATCTAATCATTGTTCTTGGTCGTCTTGTAAAGATTGCAGCAGATGACGAGAACTTTGCTAACGAATTTGCAATTGATTTGAACAATCTGTTAGATGAAATTGCAAGCTATGACGGATTTGGTACAGAACAACAGAGTGATCCTCGTGGAGATTTCCGTGAGCGTGAGTGGTCTTTGTTGGATGAAGTGCAATAAAAGAATTTGTCGAAAGGCAAATAACAGCAACAAATGTCTCAACGTAACGTGACTGAATAACACACAACTAAATAGAGAGAAATAAATATGACTAGCATTATCGTTAAACAACTTCCTAAGTCTGGCACCCTGGAAACCTTCAATGTTTACATCAAGAATACTCCTGTATTCTACGCTGCTGTACATGAACCTAAACTTAAATATCAGAGCACAGATAAGGAGTTTAGCCTTACAGCTTTTGTTGACGAGGAAACTAAGGACAAACTTCTTGATGAAGTGATGTTGAATAAAACCTTTGCTCTGGTTGGTAAGGATAAGACCAGCAAAGCACCACGCCGTATTAAATATCCTCTCTCCTCTCAAGTGGAAGAAGGTAAAGTTAATTATGATGTGGTGGATGGTATGTACGGTTTCACCCTAGCCAAGCCTGAGTTTAGTAAAAAAGGCAATGCTATGAGTGTTAACGTGATTGACGCTGAAGGCAACACTTTTACTGACAATATTGGTAATGGTTCTGTAGCAACTCTTAAGCTATTTGGCTATCGTAACCAAGATAATCAGCTTGTAGTAACTCTAGACACTGTTCAAGTGATTGAACATATTCCGTATGAGGGTAAAACTTCGGCTGATAGTGTTGACGATGATGTTCTTGGCGTTAGCTACAAAGTGAAAAAGACTGAGGCTAAAGTTGCAGAGCAGGATAAGGAAGAGGAAGTTCCTGAAGTTAAGGCGAAAGGCAAAGCAAAAGCTACCCCTGTTGTTGAAGACTTTGACGATTCAGATATTCCATTCTAATCTAATAAGCCACAAGGATGTGGCATTATTTTATAAACTAATTTGAGGAAATAAATAATGAGCATTACCCAAAAAGAACTGTTTGACCGTCTGTCTACTCTTGAATCAGAAAAGCTCACTTTATCTGAAGACATTAAGTGTCTTAAAGATGATGCTAAATATGATAGCGAGCTAAATCCTCAAGGTATCAGCAAAGAAGACATTAAGAATATTGCCGCAGCCGCTAAGCTTAAAGCTAAAAATGACTATGAAGAGAAGTCCGAAGCTGCTAAAGCTGTGTTTAAGAAATATGAAGAGCTTACTGATTATAATTATTAAGACATTGTGAGGGCTTTAATTAGCCCTCTTCTTGAGGAGCTGATATGCCTAAACAATATTCAATCTATTTCGCAACATATGAGTGTTTCAGCCCTGAACCTGAGAAACTTGCTAACAAATTAACAGAATTAGCAGAAGCTCATAATTTCAAAGCTTTAAATCCTATAGATTCTAGTGTGGACTTTACTCAACCAAAGAAAGTTATTTCTCAAGCTATATTCAACACAAACATTGAACTAATGCACAAAGCAGATATTATTGTTGCAAACTTAGAATCTTTCAGAGGTTTTAATGCAGATGATGGTGTAAGCTTTGAGGTTGGTTTTATGTATGGAGGTGGCAAGCCTTGTTATGGAGTGATTAATAGCTATCCAAAAGAATATGTAAAGAAAATGGATGGCTTGGTTTACAAAGATGAAGATGGAACATATCGAGATTATAACGGATATCTTGTAGAGAACCTGTCACAACCATGTAATCTAATGCTTTATAACTCTTGTGATAAAATCTTTCAGAATTACGAACAATGCTTAGCTTATCTTAAAGAGGAGTATTATTGATGGGGATTTCTTATCGTGGTGTTATTGTAGTAGGTTATACATATGATCAAGCACACAAACTATACGAACTGGACGAACAAGCTCATGACTTTGGTGATTGGGCTGACTCAGAAGGTCTAGAACGTTGTGGTCCATATTATGATGCTGATAGTGATGATTGTATTTATTGTGTTGTGGTTGCAAACACTAACAGCTATTCGGTAGAAGAATTAGATGGTGATTTACCAGAACGTATTGGCACTACACAAGTAGAGCTTACCCAGAAATATAGTGAACAACCGGGTGTTTATTTGATGGCGGAGGGTAGTTGAATGGGATGGGGTGGCGGAACATATATTTTTGATGCTGTTGTAGGTGCTATGCATGATGCTAAAGTTTCAGATGAGCAGTTTAAAATTATTCTTCTTGACTTAAATGAAGAGCTAGAATGTTTGGATTGGGATAATATTTCCGAGTCTAAGTATTATGATGATCCACAAGTAAGAGATATCTTAAGTCTTTGGGAATATGATGAAGATGAGTGATATTAAAAAGAAATACACAGCAATCATTGATGTAGACACACTCATAATTCACGCAGCTTTAGCAGGACAGAAATCACATATTAAAGTCATTGGGAAGAATACAGGACGTACACTAACTTTTGAAAACCGCACTCAGTTTTATGGTTCATGGCAGAAGAAAGATGGTGGATGGCTTAAAACATTCAATGATAAAAGACTGGAAAAAGGATTTGAACCAATCAGCTTAGATGTATTTGACATTATCGATGTTGTTGAACTTGTTGATGACAGCAATATCTCAGCAGAGAATATTGTAAAAGGTAGATTCAAAGCTAAGATTGAAGCCATTACAAAACAAGATTGGTGTAAAGACTTTAAGATTTGTTTTGGAACAGGGACAAACTTTCGTTATGATATTGCCCAGACACAACCTTATAAATCAGAGCGTCCTGTAAAACCTTTGCTTTACGATGTTGTGAAAGAATACATGCTTTCCAAATACAAAGACAATATGTTAATTGTAGATGGTGTAGAAACTGATGAGATTGTAACGCAAGAGATTTGGAAAGGATGGATTAAAGCTAAGAGGGATTTTGATAAGTTAGGAGTAGTGGCGTGCTACATTGATAAAGATATCAGTCAATTCCCGTGCCTTCACTACAACTTTGATAAAGCTGATTTGGGTCTTGTTCAAATCACTCCTTTAGAGGCTATCAAGAATCTTGCTACACAATGTTTGAAAGGAGATACGATTGATACAATCCCCGGCCTACCAAAGCTTATAGATGAGATCCATGAGAAATATTCTCTTCGTAAAACAAAGGGTTTGGGAGAGGCTACAGCGAGAGGCTTGTTAGCTAGCGCTAACAGTCCAAAAGAGGTTTTTGAGCGTGTAATTGAGGCGTATAAAGGCTATTATGGTGAGGATATGAAGCCGTTTACATCCTTTCGTGGTGAGCAGTCAGAAAGGAATTGGCTAGATCACTTAAATGAACAATGGCGGTTGCTTCGTATGAGAACAGATGTGACTAAAGATGTTGGCCATGTTAAAGACTTTCTAAAAGCTATGGAGATTGAATTATGAATTACAAAGAATTAAAAGTTGTATACAACAAAGCATGGACAGCGTTCTTTGATGTTCTAGAAGACAACGGAATTGACAGCTCTAATAAGTTATATAGTTTATTAAATGCAAAAGATTGCTTTAATGATGTTCTGGATTGTGTATCAGAAGTTGCTGTATTGGATAGTGAAGAGTGAGCGGAGAACGCCAGCCATGGACAGATGTTCCTCTGATCTGGAAGGATGAGAAAGCCTATTTCAACTGGCTACGCTCACAGATTAGACGTACATGGAGTAGACACCCTATTAAGGTGCAATATAAACTCAATAGGCGCTATAAAGCCCCTGTAGGCTTGAAAGGTAAAGACGTTTGGGTGAGTGACTGCGAGATTTGTGGTAAGCAAGGCAGGGATCACCAGATTGACCATCTACATGGTGGATATGGATTTAAAGACTGGCAAACCTTTACAGAATGGTCTAAGATGATTTTGTGGGTGACATTTGATGATATTCAAGAGATTTGCGTAGAATGCCACGAAGCTGTATCTCTTAGTCAAAAGCTTGGAATTGATTTTAAATCTGCAATGCTAGAGAAAGAAGTGATTAAGATTTGTAAAATGAAAGCTTCAGAGATTGACAAATGGTTGAAGGAACGTGGTGTTGTGGTTGCCAAGAATCCTGAAGCTCGTAGAAATGCTGTTAGGGAGGTATTGAAGAATGTGGGATAAATCAGAAAAACATTTAGCTTTGTGCTTACTATTTATTATTGCAGCACATCCAATCACTAGTTGGGTGGCTATTCTAATGCTTATTGCTGCTATGCTCCATGCCGCTACGAGCATATACTACAGCTTTAAGGAGGTTAAAAATGACTAAGAATGAACAATTCTATTTAGCAAAAGACGCTATTCACCATCTTGAAAAAGCTCGTGAAATTATTGATAAGATTGAAGACGCTCAAGGCGGCTATATGATGGGAGACAGTCTTAGTGAATTAATTGAAGCTTTAGAATATGTAGGGATTGAAGAAGATGAGTGATATGGAAGCTGTAAAAATTACTTTGGCTCATATTCATCCAACACGTAAACAAAAACACCTAGATAAAATTGCTGAGCTTGGTGACGATGAGTATGAAGTTTATAATTACTGCGAAGCTAACAGTATTAAGGTAGTTAATGGCGAAGTCTACCACTCAACTACTGAAGAACTAGACCCTTGTGGGTTTGTTACTAAGACTGTAGAAGAAGGTTCTGGCTATATTGAAGTTGTAGCGCTTTATTATAATGGTGGATGCTCTCTTGAAGAGATTTTAGAGGAAGCTTTAAATGACAACTAAATATCGCTTTACAAATGATGGCGACGGACATTGGTATATGATTCCAGCAGAAATGCTAGGTGAATTTTATGAGATGTTAGAAGAAGCTGAATCTAAGGATGAGTATTCTGATTTCAATAATAAATTCTATTCAGCTTATTACATAGGCTGTCATCCTAATAATTATACATTTGAGAATCCTAAAGATGAATAATGACACACATTTCTCATTAGTAATGATAGAATTAGAAAAGATTTCTACAAAGATTGATAAGCTTGCTGAGGAGATTGCTGAGTTTAGAGAGATTATGTTTCCTAAACCTGTAGAATTACTCTACTTAGATGACCCTAACTTTTATGAAAAATACCGGGAAGTTATTAACAGCGCGGGCGCTAATGCAAGAGAAGGTATTATTACTAACTTTTATACAAATACACTTCTGGATTGTGATAGTATTACACCTAATTGTATGACAGGTGACGGACCTTGTGAATGTAGGGAGAATTCTAAATGAACACTGAGATGCCTTTTGATGATTATTTTGATTACACTTTTGCTGGATATGCTGTAGAAGCTCTTTGCTACGCGTATGTTTTGCTTAATCAATTTATGGGGGTAGTGGTGTGAGTGAAGAAAAAGTTTTCAGGCTCCCTACTCGATATGCTGACAGAGATTCTTTAACTCAGGTAGAAAAAGATATGCTTGAATATTATGTCAGCTTTGCTGATGAAAATGGTATTAAGATTACATATGATAAAGAACTTGATGTAGCTTTGGTGACGTATAATTCAAAGAATTTGGAGGTTTGAGTGAGCCGTAAACATTTAATCGTAGCAGATACTCAGATTAAGCCCTTGCATGACTTAAGTTATATGTCTGCAATTGGTGAATACATTGCAAGTAAGAAGCCAGATGTAATTGTCCACATTGGGGACCACTTTGACTTTGAAAGTTTAAGTAGTTATGATAAAGGTAAGAAATCTTTTGAAGGTAGGCGTGTAAAAGAGGATTTAGAAGCTGGTCACGAAGGTATGCGTCTTATGATGGAACCTATCTGGCGTCTTCAAGATAATCAACGTAAAGCTAAAAAGAAAGCTTACAATCCTGAAATGATTTTTTGTCTCGGTAATCATGAGGCACGAGCTGACAGATTTGCAAATGATAATCCAGAATTCACTGGCTTTCTTGGTACAGCTCAGCTAGACTTAGAAAAATATGGTTGGAAAGTGTTTCCCTATTTGAAACCTGTCAGTGTTGACGGTATTAATTATGTACATTACCTTGCAAACCCATTTACAGGTAAGCCTTATGGTGGTAATGCACTAAGTCAACTGAAAACTGTAGGAAGCTCATTTGTCGTAGGGCATAAGCAACTTCTTGATGTGGCTGTACGTCCAACTCTTGATGGTTCTATGCAGATTGGTATTATCAATGGTGCCTGTTATCCACATGATGAGGCGTACAAAGGTTATCAAGGAAACTTTCACTTCAGAGGCTTGACAATGCTACATGAGGTAAAAGATGGGTTTGGACTACCATCGTTTGTTTCTTTAGATTTTATTATGGAAAAATATTTGTAGGAGAAACTATGAAATTCAAGTTAGGTGATGTAGTGAAGATCAAGGATAAAACATCAGTTCTTTGGAATGGTAGTGGTCCAATCCTTGTTAGCGAGAAATGTAATACAGAAGGACAATGGATTGACGACACCACGCTTTGTCTTAGTTTTCTAAAAGAATACCCATTCTATGCTGATGTTTTGGATTACTATGAAAAACCTAAGCCTAAATTCAAAGTTGGGGATAAGGTAATTAGTGTTAAAAATACACCTCAAGTGCAAGAAGGTTGGGTAGGCTATATCAGTAAGTGTTCAGAACATGATACGCAATATGAGGCGGTGGTTGATGCCACTCTATGTGGCCATCAAATTTATTTCTTTGAAAACGAACTTGAATTGTTAAATTCGTGTAAAGGAGAATTACAAGATAGTATCGAACGTCCAATCCTAGAAGAACGTAAGGTTGGTAAAGTTCAAATGCAATTGTTTGATGAGGGCTTTCCTAATGCTGTTCTTGAAGTAGCTAAAGTTATGACATGGGCAGCAGAGAACAAAGGCTATAAGCCGAATGACTGGAAGAATCTTCCTAATGCTGATACAGAATTCTCTGCTGCTGCTAGTCGCCATAAACTAAAAGCATTGATTCAGAAAGTTAATGATGTAAGTCCACTAGAACGTACAGACGAAGAGAGCAATATTGTCCATCTAGCACACGTAGCTTTTAATGTATTAGCAGAGCTTGAGCTTGTTCTTACAGGGAAAATTAAATGAGTAAACGTCTTCTAGGTTGTGATGTGGATGGTGTGGTTGTTAACACAATTGAGCTTTACAAGGAAGCTTCAAAACACCTAGAAGATCCTTTAGACTTCTGGCGTAGTGAAGATTTATATGATAATCTTGAACCAATGGAATATTCTGTTGAAAAGCTAAAAGAGCTTAGTACATACTTTGATATTGTCTTTGTAAGCCGTTTGAAAGGTATGCATCACCGCTCGAAAGTATATTGGCTGAAGAAACACTTCCCATTTATGCAAGGCTTTGTTGGTACACATGAAAAATGGATTTTAAATGATTCACTTGTAGCTATGATTGACGACTTACCAGAAAATTTAGTTCGCTTTGATCCTAATAAGCGTGTATTATTTGGCGGTGCAGATTATCCAGATTGGAAATCGTTTGATGTTAAAAACTTTGTTAAGGAGAATTTATAATGATTCGTGCAGTGGTGCAGGTTACTAAATACACTCAACAAGGTTGGGATAGTTACAAAGACACTTATGAAGAAACCTTTGAAGGACCAACTAAACAAGCTGCTGAAAGCAAAGCTGAGGCATATGTCCGGTATTTAAATAATACTGAACATAAAGGAGATTTTAATATCACTCTTGGGTCATATGATGCTAAAATTATCCGATTTGAGAGTGTAGAGATTTTAAATGAAATTTGATAAAAATGAATTGTGGCTGATTAAAGATTATCTAGAACAGCTAAAAGAAGAATATGTGTTAGATGCTGAAGATATTATGGAAAAAGCTATTGCTGTAATTGATAAATTGATTAAGGAGGGGGAATAAAGTGGCTGAGATTCAAGTTGAATATATTAATCATTGTGGTGATGATTTATCCGTAGTTGATGCTGCTAGATGTTCTTTTGATAAGGTAAGTGACTGGGAGTTTCCCTCACAAGTTTATAGTTGGGAAGAGTACAACACAGAGAAAGCCCTAGAAGATGGCTTTTACTTCAATCAGTATGACGGCTTGCAACGTCTCAAAGATTCAGATAAAAAGCTTATTAATTACTTGGCTAAGCACAAACACACAAGCCCTTTTAACCATGCCTTCATTAGTGTTCGTGTGAAAGCTCCAGTGTTTGTAGCACGCCAACTTGTAAAGCATAAATTTATGCCTTGGAACGAAGTTAGTCGTCGTTATGTAAAAGATAAGCCAGAATTTTATCGTCCTGCATCTTGGCGACTGGCAGCAGATAATGTAAAACAAGGTAGTGCAGGGGATGCCGACA